GCTTCCGGGTTTATCAATCCGCAACAAGTATCGGTGATCTATTCGGGTCTGGGCAACTTCGTGTTTGGGATGATTTCCACATCGCGCAATCCAGGGCGTGATGAACCGTTCATGCTCAATCTCGGCACGGGGGCTTTCGTTCCGATTGCCGATGTCATGACGGTCAATACGCCGTTCAGCCAGCCGCAGCACGGGCTATGGATACCTCCTACCGTTGATCTAGTAGGTTCAAAGCTGATCTTTACCCATCCGGGTTTCGACGGCTCGAACGGCAATTATTTTGGCTGGATCGATATTTCCAATCTTGCTGCGCCGGTCTGGCATGCAGGTAATTTGACCGGAGCGGTTACTTTCACGTCGCCTCCGTCTTATGTGGCGCAATTCAGTGGACGCGCATACTACATAGCCAACAATCCGGTGCAGCCGGCAGTCGTGTTCTCTGACTCGCTGAACGGCACCAATGTAACCAACGCTTCGCAGGTGTTGACGTTCGGCGATACGCTGCCGCTGCAAGCATTGGGACCTTTGCCTCTGTCCAATCAGCTGGGCGGCATCATTCAGTCGCTCATGGTCTTCAAGACGGCAAACGTGTTCCAGGTGACGGGTGACGCTGCACTCAGCAATCTTTCCGTCAATGCCCTCAACATCGCGGTTGGCACCAAGGCGCCCAATACCATATGCACGACACCGAAGGGGCTGGCGTTCATAGCGCCCGATGGCTTGCGGGTGATCGACTTCAACGCGCGCATCTCGGACCCGATTGGGATCGACGGCAAGGGGATCGCGGTTCCGTTCATCTATTCGGTCGAGCCGTCGCGTATGTGCGCGGCCTGTGCTGGAAGCTTGATGCGCGTCTCGACGCAGAACGGAAATGCCTCCGGTGCGCCTGATCAAGAATACTGGTTCGACTTTGCGCGCGGTATCTGGTCGGGACCGCACACGTTCCCGGCCTCGCAAATTGCTGCGGTGGAAGGCAACTTCATCCTTGCTCCGGTAGCAGTGTTGGGAACTCTTTGGCAAAGCGACGTGGTGCAGTCGCTTACCAGCACGTTCAATGAGAACGGGCAGCAAATGATGTTCGACTATCGGACGGCGTTCTTGCCCGATACCGAGCAGATGACCGAAAATTGTATTACCGAGATGCTGGCACTGGTGGCGACGGTTGCCGGTTATCCTGATTTGACGGTTGAGGCGCTTAACCAGAGTGGTACGGTGATCGATACTGTTTCGATCCGAGCGTATGGAACGGCGACCATCTGGGGGCAATTCACTTGGGGTCCGCCGGCGGTGTGGGGTGGAACGTCCAACGCCTTGGCGCCGCGCATCCTTCCCTGGACCAAGCCCATTGTGTTCGTCCGTCTGCAAGTCGATATCCAGGGGCAGTGTAACGCGGCGATCCGCCTTGGCACGCTTCAGGCGCGCTACCAAGTTCTTCGGTACCTTTCCAACATAGCGGCAGCGGTGGCATGAGAATTCCTTTGGCAGTGTTGTTCAGCCTGTTTTTTGTAAGCACGGCGCAAGCCGGTGTTCCATGCTCGCTGCCGTTCCAGCTGCAAAATAACCAGATTGCCGACGCTACGCAGGTGATGGCGAACTACAACGCCATAATCACTTGCTTGCAGAATGCTGCCGCCGCCGGGTCCAATTCGGATATCACCGCACTGAATGCGCTCTCGACGCCGATACCGCCGGCCTCTGGTGGCATGCCCATCGGCGCCGTGCTCGATTTTGCCGGGGCAATGGCACCGAGCGGGTACCTGCTGGCGCAGGGGCAGTGCGTCTCGACGACAACTTTCGGCGCGCTCTATGCGGTTATCGGCGATAATTTCACGGCGCAGAACGCTTGCGGCAGCGCCAATTTCGGCATTCCCGACTTGCGCTCGCGCGTGAGCGTTGGCCTCGACAACGGAACCGGACGCATCAGTGCTGTCGGCGGCAACTTCGACACGACGGCTTTCGCTGCGGTTGGTGGTGCGCAGAACCGGATGTTGACCGTTGGGCAAATTCCTACGTTGGGCGTCACGACCGGCAACGTCTCGGGTGGCACCGTTACCGGCGGCACCGTAACCAGTGGGTCGCTTGCGAGCGGAACTTTGGCTAGCGCTAATATTGGCTCTGCTCCGGTGAGTGCAGCTACCGTCAGTTCGAGCGGAAACAACACGATCACTGTTACTGCCGCTTACACGCTGTCCAACACGTACGGCACGGGCGCCACCACGGCAGTATCACAGAACGGTACCGGCGGCAGCACGTTCAATTCTGCCGCCGTGAATTCGATTACCGTCAGCGGTACCGCAAGCGGGCAGACGGCAACTTGTACCGGCTGCGTCGGCGGCGGCACCGTTACCGGGACCGTCAGCGGGCAGACCGTCAGTGGCCAGACCGTCAGCGGTCAGACCGTCGCCGGGCAGCAGACGGTCGGTTACAGCAACACGCCGCTGCCAACCGTGCAGCCAACCATGGTGCTTAACAAGATAATCAAGTTCTGATACTGTCAACGAAACAACGGGAGCTTCCCATGTTTTTTTCGATCCGCGAGCAAACCGTGTACGATCCTGATACGGATGTAACTTTGGAGTTCATCCCAGAGGATACTGTCAGCCGAGATAATGCCGATTACACCAATACGGCGGTGGTCGGCTTGCGGATGACGGTCGCCGGAAAATCCACGCACCTGCGCTTCGACCGCAATGGCGGATTGATTTCTGCCATGGCGGAGCAGGTCACTGCCGGCGTAGCCGAGCAGGCGATCATTCCGATACTGGCGCCGCAAGGTCCGGTGATCCTCGTGCCGGGGCAGCACGATACTATCGATGTTCCCGCCAGCACGGGCATGTCGACGCTGGGACCGCGCAAGGATTTGAAGTTTACGCCGGTCAAGCCCAGCCCGGAACTGGAAGTAGCAACGTCTTTACCTCCGCCCCCTACCGGTGGGCTTACAACCACTCCACCGTCCAAGTCGGAAACGGCACCATTGAAGAAAGGGTAAACATGGCATACCGGTCAAAAGGATCAGGGTCCGATGGCGGGCATGGCAGCACGGCGTCGGAAACTACTCTCCACCAGCGCGGCATGCATATCCGCGCCGCAGAAGCCAGTGACGCCAGTACCAAGTGCAGAGGCGAGAGCGTCAACGCCGGCGCTACCCGTGAGGGCACTGCTAAGACCCCCGGAACCCTCGGGCCAAGGGTCGCTTGAACTCACGATAGGCGTAGAAAGTTTCTACGCAATCCGGTCTGAACTCCCGCCTTTGCTCTTGCAGCACTGGCGGGAGCTTGCTTTTCCCGATCCGCTTCAGATGGATTGGGATGCCTACCTCGCAATGACAGCAGCGGGAGTGCTGCATGTTACGACTTGTCGCGCGGGCACGGTGCTGGTTGGCTACATCTTCAATCAGGTTAGCCCGCACCTGCATCATATGCAGGTGCTGCACGCTTATATCGATATGTTCTGGCTCGATCCCGTGGCGCGCGACGGCTGGACGATCATGAAGATATTCCGGTTCAACGACGCCTATCTGAAAGACCTGGGAGTGAAGCAGGTACGTGCAGGCGTGCGGGCCAATTACATGGGTGGTCGCGTGGGGCTGATCTTCAAGCGTCTTGGCTACGTGCCGGATGAATTTGTCTACGGCAAGAGGTTCTAGCCATGGCAGCAGCATTACCGTTCCTCCCCGGCCTTCTGTCGATGGGCGGCGGGCTGATGGGATTGTTTGGCGGCGGCAATACTGCGGCGAAGGTGCAAGGTCCGCCAATGTTCAACATGCCCAACATGGGGCAGGCAGCTGGCGACGTGATGGGCGGCACCGGCGCGTTGGGGCAGTACAATCTATTCGGCGCTAATATTCCTGGTGCGCAAGCGCTTACGTCGCAGATGATGAACGACCCCAACGCCATGCGTCTCTTGGGTGGTGCCAACCTCGCCTCTGATCTTGGAATGGCTGGCGGCTTGCAGAACTACGGGATGGGCAACCTCATTCAAGGAACCGGTCTCGGCCAAATCGATACCGGCAATCAGATCACGGGTGCCGGGCAGAATGTAATGGGCTGGGGCTCGCCGCTTTTAGGGCAGGGCGCGGGCCTGTTCGGTCTCGGCGGACAGACGGCAGGGCAGGCGAACAACCTTTACAACATGGGGGCGAGCCTCGTACCCGGTGCGCAGTCGCTGATGCAGATGGGCTTCGATCCGCAGAATGCGCTCTACGGTCGGACGCTTCAGCAGGTACAGGATCAGACGCGGGCGGCGGAGGCGGCGCGCGGCATTGGCTCAAGCCCGTTTGGCGCCGGCCTCGAAAGCGATGCCACGAAGAACTTCAACATCGATTGGCAGAACCAGCTGTTGAACCGCGCGGCGACCGGTGCAGCGGGCGCCGGCGGGCTCATGACGGAGGCCGGCGGACTGTTCGGGCAGGGCGGCAACATGGCCAACATCGGCGCCGGCATCATTGGGCAGGGCGGCAGCCTGTTCAACACGGCAGCAAACATTGCCGGCACTGGTGCAGGGATCGCCGGGGAGGGACAGAATATCGTCAACTCCGGCGTCGGCAACATCTTCACCGGCGGCAACATGCTCTCGTCCGCGCCGGGGAATATCTTGCAAGCCGCCGGCATGCCCTATGGTGCCTCGCAGGGTGTGGGGCAGAATAATCTTGGTTGGCTCAACGCGCTCGGTCAATTCGGGCAGAACGCTGCGAACCTGCCACAGCAGCAAATTCAGAACTATTTGAACTACCTTCAGACTGGCAATCAGGCCGCGCAAGCAGCGAACCAGAATTATAATCTTCAGCTGCAACAGTCGATGGACGTGTTCAACCAGAACAAAGCCTTTGGCAACATGATCGGTCAAGGTTTGGGGTCGATGGTCGGCGCCGGCAACATGAGTGGCCTGTTTGGCGGCGGTGGCGGCGGCTTCAACATGGGCGGCATGTTCGGCGGCGGCGGGCAATTCGGCGGTGCGCCGATGGGCGGGCAGTTCGGCGGCATGCCGATGGGTGCTGGAATGCCGGGCGGCGGCATGTTCGGCAGCGGCGGCGGCTTCTCCGGCTTGCAGGCGGGCGGGCAGGGCGGGATGTTCAACAACGCGATGCTGCCCGGCGGTACGCAAATGGCGGGTCTCTACGGCACGCCCAACATGGCCAGTCAGGGGGGCATGCTCATGCCGAATAATCCCGTGCCCAACGTCGGCTTTGCGCAGGGCGTTCGCGGCCCAACATTCCAGGGCTAGCCATGGCATCGGGATTTGCCGGATTAGGGGGCGTTGCCGGCGGGTATCAGGAAGCCGAAGGCGCATCCTACGACAATCGTCGCAAGCGTGCGCTTGCGATGGATGCGGACCTGGATCTCGCAGGGCAGCAGGCTTTCGGCCGCACGCTTCAGCTGTTCAACAGTCCCGTTCCCGGTGCCATGCCCATGACCCCGCAGCCGGGACAGCCCTCCATGCCGTCCGGTGGCGGCGGTCCCGCCGGGATGCCTCCCATGGGTGGTCCGCCCGGCATGGGCGGCGGGCCACCTGGGGGCATGCCTGGGGCGCAGGGGATGCCCGGCGGTGTGCCGGGAATGCCTCCGGGTATGCCGCGGCAGCAGATGGCGCAGGGCGCATCAGGAGGCCCCGGAGGCGGTCCGGGAGGCGGCGGTATGGGGATGGGTGGGCCGTCCCTGGACTGGCGTCGCATCATCCAAGCCGTGTCGCAGGCCAACCCCGGCGCCAACCCGGCAATCATCGCCCGCGCGGTCGACCGCTTCCTGCCGCTGATGAATGCGCAGTCCAAGGCGGAATGGCAGGAAATGAGCTTGATGATCCGTCAGCAGGGCATGGAGAGCCGCGAGCGTATAGCGGACGAGCGCGAGAGAGGTCTGATTAGTCGGCAGCAGACGGCGGAGGCCGGGAGGACTTATCGGGCGGAGCTATCGGCCAACACGCGCACACAGCTTGCTCTGCTGTCGCGTGACGCCAAGATGGAGCTTGAGAACATGCGGCGCGAAGGCCGCATGGACGTGGCGGAGCTTTCGCATGACACGCGGTTGGAGCTTGCCAAGCTCAACAATGCGGCAAAGGCAGAATTATTCGGTGAGGCGGAAGCCGGGCGCATGGCGCGCTCCGATGCAGCCATTACCAGCAGGGAAAAAATTGCCGCCGGTGCGCAGGAAGGGGCGACGACGCGCACGGAAGCGCAGATTGCCAGTCGCGAGCGGATTGCTGATAAGCAAATTCTAAGTAGGCAGCAGATTGCTCAGATGACCGATCAGCAGAAAAGAGACGCCGTTGCTGCCGGGCTTCTAACCAAGGTGCAAATCGAAGAATTGCGGCAGGCTGGCGCGCTGGAACGGGTAGAGACGCAACAGGAAGGGGCAACGAAGCGAGAGGGTATGCGCGAAGGCGCTGCGGCGGAGCGCTTGGGGACGACCGAAGCCGGCAAGATGGAACGACTGGAACGCGTCGAGGCCGGCAAGATGGAACGGCTGGGCATGTCGCTCGAAAGTCGCAACGCCATCGCCAAGCTCAACGCGCAGGCGCGCAGCGAGCTTGCCGACAAGCTGGAAGAAGGACGCGAGCGACGCACTGAGTTTTCCGCCAACATGCGGGCACAGATTGCGCAGTTGAATGCCGACGAGCGTTCCATCCTTGCGCGCGACCTCGCAGGACGGCGCGAGGATTTGGCGCGCGAGATGGCCGGAGTACGGGTAGGGATAGCAGCAGCCGCAGAAGCCGGCCGCGAGCGGCGCGCGGAGACGGCGGAAAGCGGCCGGATGGAACGTTTCGGCGCGGCAGAGACCGGTAGGCAATCTCGTTTCGATGAAGCATTCAGCGAGCGCAAGCGCGCGGCTGAGGTTAGGGAAGGCTTGGCGGAACGGCGCGAGGAACGGCTTTCGGCTTCGTCCATTGCGCGGCAGGACCAGCGAGTGCAGCAGTTACAGCTGGCGCGCGAGAACATGGAGCAGCGGATCAGGGCGACGAAGGATCGCAACCTGCTTGCGCAATGGCGAATAATTTCAGACAGCGAGCACAAACGTACGATAGAGGTCATTCAGGCGCATTCGCTCAATGTTGGCTTGAAAAAAGCGGAGATGCAGAAGCTGCTCGACGAGGCGGACGAGGGACACCGGCAAAATATCGCAGCAATGCGGCAGCTGATCGAAGGCGGCGATGGCGGCAAGGGTGACCGGCAACCGCAGCAGACGGCGCAGGACCAGCTACCGCCAGAGGCTGTCGCCAAGTTGAAGGAAGGGCAGACAACTACATTCAACAACGGAGAGAAGTGGACATTGCGCAACGGCAAGCCTGAGAAGGTCCAGTAATGGCGGATGATCCATGGGGGGTTAAGGATCAGTCGGCTACGGACCCGTGGGGAGTGACGACCGTCACGCCCTGGGAGGCGCAGCAGAAGCCCGGAGGTCCGACGCGCATTGAAGTGCGTCCGCCCGGCGCGGCGTATCCCACGCAGCCCGTGCAGCTTGGACAGAGTACGGACCCGTGGGGCGTGGCACAGCAGGCGCAGCAGCAGCAACCATCAGAACAAAAGAGGGGTTTTTTCGAGGGTTTCTTCGATCCTCTTACTCGCTCGGGACCGTTCCAGTACACGCCGGAGGTCGCGCGTCACGGGCTTGAGACGCTGGGGAAGGGCTGGGAGGATATCAAAAGCGGGAACAGGCTCGCAGGCGGCATCGAGGCGCTGGGCGGTGCCACGGAGTTCGCCACCGCGCCTGTTGGCGCTGCACTGCGCGAGTTTGGCGGCATGCCGCTGGAAAAGGCGTTCGGTATTCCCAAGGAATACACCGAGACGGCGCTAGGGCTGGCTATCCCGTACTATGGCATCGGCAAGACGCCGAAAGCATTGGAGCCGGTAAAGGCGATCCTGTCGCCGCAGAGCATGTCGGCGGAGGCAAAGGACGCTGCTGCCCTGCTGCGCAAGTTCGGCGGCACCGCCGCACGCGATACCGAGACGACCCGTGCGGCGTTGGAGCCATACCGGGCAGTCATCAATCAATTGCCTGATGCGGATCGTCTGGCGTTCATCGACTACGTGGAAGGCGGGACGCAGTTGACCGGCGGCGCGTCGACACCCCAGTTGCGGGCGCTGGCGGATACGCTCAAGGATGCTTTCGAGCTACGCAGGACGAAATTGCAGAACATGCCTTCGACTGCAAAAATGCATTTTATTACCGATTACTTCCCGCACATGTGGAAGGACCCCGGCCGCGCGCAGGCGTTCTCCGACAGCTGGGGCGGCATCAGCAGGCAGGGATCAGGTGCGAGCTTGAAGAAGCGCACCATGCCAACCATCGCCGATGGTATTCAGGCCGGCCTTGAGCCGATCAGCACGGACCCTATCGAAATGTCCATGCGCTATGTTCAGAGCATGGATCGGTTCATTGCGTCCACGTCGGCATTAGAGGAAGGCAAGAACGCCGGGACCGTGATCTACGTCAAGCCGCAGGTGATGGGTGCTTCCGGTCGACCCGGAGCGATGCAGAAAATCCCCGATGGCTACGTGCCGCTGGAAGGGCGAGGGGCAAGGGACGCGAGCGGAGCGCAGGCGTATGCACCAGCCGACTGGGCGCGTATCTACAATAATTTTCTTTCGCGAGGTTTTCACCAGAGTGCCGAAGGCGGGAAGCTCTACGACGCCGCGCTGTCCACGTCGAACGCGATCACTGGCCTGGAACTGGGCATGTCGGGCTTCCACGCCTACACCATGGCGCAGGAAGCAATTATTTCGGGTGTGGCTAAGGGTATCTCCGAAATCGTTGGCGGGAGACCGTTCAAGGGCTTGAAGTCGATAGCGGTCGCGCCGGGCAAGTTCATCACGTCGGCACGTACCGGCACCAAGGCGGAGCAGGTCTACCTGGGGAGGTCGCCGGGCACGCCCGACATGCGCAGGATCGTGGACCTTGCCGAAGAGGCAGGCGCGCGCATGGTCGGCAAGGCGCACGCGCAGGATTACCGGTTCACGGCGGCGGGGTCCTACTTCACGTCATGGAAGCGTGCTGCGCTCAAGCTCGAAGCGCGGCAGGCGATGATGGAAATCAAGAACGCACCGGGTGCTTACAAATTGCCGGTCGCGGCGAAGACTGTTTTCCGTCAGATTGGCCGGGTGATGGAGACGGTCGCGCAACCGCTGTTCGAGAAGTACATTCCCAAGCTCAAGAACGGCGCATTTTACGACACGATGAAATCGTGGCTCGATGCCAATCCGCAAGCTACCCATGCGGAACAAGTGGCTATGGCGCGCAAGATTTGGGACTCAATCGATAACCGGTTCGGCGAGTTGGTGCAGGATAATATTTTCTGGAATGCCATGCTCAAGCAGTCGGCGCAGCTGGCGATGCGGTCGTACAGCTGGAACCTGGGGACGTTCCGCGAGATTGCCGGTGGCATCAAGGGTGTGCTGGATGACCCGTCGCGGTTGTCCATGGCACACCCGGAATATGATCCGCGCATAGCGTACACGGTCGCACTGCCGGTGGTGGTTGGTGTCAGCAATGCAGTCTATCAGAAGCTGATGACCGGCAAGAACTCCGAAAGCATGACCGACCTCGTGGCCGGGCGCACGGGTGGCGAGGTCGAAGGCTTCGGCGGGCGTGGCACCGTAGAGCAGCGAGTAGAACAGCCGGGCTATATGAAGGATGTGGTTGGCTGGCTCAACGATCCTCGGCAGGAGCTTTTGAACAAGTTCGCCACCGGGCCGCGCATGGCCTGGGAGCTATTCATTACCGGCAAGGACTGGCGCGGGGACCCGATCAAGACGGACCCGATGGGCGGGCCGGCGCAGGCGATGGCGGACTACTTGACGTTCGTTGGCAGCGCCATGGTACCGATTTCGATCCGCGAGCTTTACAAAGGGCAGGAGGAAGGTTCGCAAATTCCTTGGTGGCAGCGCGTGAGCGGCTTCCGGCAGGCGCCTAATATCCTGCAAGACCCCGAAGGTACACTACAAGGCTTGCGCTCCATTGAGCTGCGCGATGCGAGAACCAAGCGCCGGCATGATTTGCGCCAGCAAAGAAAATTTGGCGGTTATGACGAATGAGATTTTTGATTATCGATCCAGGTGGCAACGGGCTGGATGTGGCCATGCGGGCGCAGCGCGCCGGCCACGAGGTCAAGGTGTTCATCCGGCAAACGCCTAAGACGCAGTTCATCGGGCGCGGGCTCGTTCACCTGATCGACGACTTCAAGCCGTGGTTACGCTGGGCGGAGTTGATTTTCAACACCGATAATAACTATTACCTTCGCGACCTCGACGGCTTCCGCAACGAGATGCCGAAAACGCCTGTAGTATCTGCCACGCAGGAAACGGCGTCCTGGGAGCTTGACCGCGCGCACGGGCAGAAGATGCTCCGGCAGCATCGGATCGCCACCATACCGTCGAAAGAGTTTAGCAACTACGACACGGCGATTGCCTACGTGAAGAAGGAAGACCGCCGTTTCGTCTCCAAGCCCTCTGGCGACATACCAGACAAGGCGCTGTCGTATTGTGCCCAGACGCCGGAAGACATGATCTATATGCTACAACGGTGGAAGAAGCTGGGGAAGTTCAAGACGCCGTTCATCCTGCAAGACTTCGTTCCAGGGACCGAGATGGCGGTTGGCGGCTGGTTCGGACCCGGCGGGTTCAATGAAACGTGGTGTGAAAATTTTGAGTTCAAGAAGCTGATGAATAACGACCTTGGCGTGGCCACTGGCGAGCAGGGCACTGTGCTGCGTTACGTGAAGCAGAGCAAGCTTGCGCGCCGGGTACTCGCTCCGCTGTCGGAAACTCTGTTAAGATTAAATTACGTCGGATATATCGACGTGAATACGATCATCGATGACAGTGGTCATCCGTGGCCGCTAGAATTCACCATGCGCCCCGGCTGGCCCACCTACAACATACAAGAACCGCTGCACATCGGAGACCCGCTCGAATGGCTAGTCGATTTGGCTCAGGGGAGAGACCCCCGGAACACATTAGAAAATCTCGTGAGTGTGGGGGTAGTAATGAGCGTGCCCGACTATCCCTATTCTCATTTGACCAAGAAGGAGGTAGCGGGCATTCCGATATACGGCGTGAGACCGGCGATGTGGAAGCACATCCACGCCGGCGAGATGATGCAGGGCGACAACATTCCGGTGAAGGTGGCGGACAAAATCCTGCAAGTACCGATGCCGGTGACGGCGGGCGATTACGTGCTGGTGATGACGGCGACTGGCGAGACGGTCAAGGAGACCGCAGCGACGGCCTATCGCCGCTTGGAGCGCTTGACCGTACCAAACTCCCCAATGTACCGGACAGATATTGGCAGGCGGCTAGCCAAGCAGCTACCCAAGATACAAGCCCACGGGTACGCAATGGGGATGCGGTTCTCGCTGACGACCTGAAGGAAGGGGCCAAGCTTTCCATCGAGCAATGTATCGCGATCCTGAACATGGCTCTCGATCCGAATGCCGACACCTTCGGTGCGATCCTGCGGGCCAAGAGTTCGGCCGCGCAGACGCTCTTGAATGCGCAGCTGCGGGTGGACGAGAACCAGCTGCGTCAGCGTACGCTGGACAAGCTTCCCGAGCTTCTGCGTTTGATTGCCGAGGAAGAGAAATTCCTGCCGATGCCAACTATCGAGGCAAGTTTACATTAGGTCGGAGCGGCACTACGTTGCTGTTGTATTCGTTCTGCGTTCCGCCTAACGCCATATGCTCCGAGTTGATTTCTACACACCTGATCCGGCTACCTGGGTAAGTCGTTCCAGCTGCCAAGGTTGCGAGCACACCCGTATTGGTCGCGATGCCCCGGTCTAATAGCTCTTTCAAAAATTCACGGGTGGATACTTCGTGCTTCACCAGCCAGTCGGTTAGTGCAGCTGTTGATATAAGATAGCGTTTGCTTTTTACTTCCTTACGCATGACCAGCGGCGCGCGCTTTGGCTCTTCGATTGGTCGAACGACGTGTACCCCGAATTCATATCTGTCGGGCATCACGATACATTGCTGCCAGTGCTCGTTGAGGAACATGCCGAGCAAATCTGCTGCCCAGTTGGCTTCGGGTCCTATGTTACACGCTCCACCCGTGATGTGCCTTACCAGGAACTGCATAATCCGATCAATCGAGAATTCAAGCAGACCCAGTTGCTTGACGATTACGCCTGCGACGGCGATGGCACCCGTGCTTCGCACGAAGAAGCGCTCCGCCGGTGCCAGCTTGGTCATATCCCATATTTGCGTAGTGTATTTTTCCAGCGCGTCTTTTGCCCAGGTGAGATTTTCCGGCACCGTCAACCAGCGCAGGTAGGCATCGCCTGCCCAGCCGCAGTTGGCATACAGCTGGTTCTTGAGCTTGTCGCCGTAGGCATGGCGGAGGTCGTCGGGCACGGTGCAGTAAAGCTCGATGACACGCTTGGCCGGGGCATCGGCTTTGCTCGCGTGCGACATGGCGTCGATCAACGAGCCATTGGACGCTGTGACGAGTAGCGTTTGCCAAGATGCCGCGGTGTGCTTGATTTCCCCGCTGCGGGTTGCGCGCATCTTGTCCCGACCGTTGGTGAAATTGATGACAAAATCCCTGATCGCGTCTGGATCGCGAGATTTAATTTCGTCATAGACGACCGGTAGATTTCCAAGGGCGCCAAGGGATAGAAATTTTGTGATGCTGGTATCTTCGTTTGTGAGGCTAAGCCCGTCCTTCGCCGCCCAGACGGAGCATGCGCCAGCGAGCGCGGTTGTTTTGCCAGTGCCCGTTTTATGGGTAACAAGCGATATGATGGCACCGCCTTCATCAGCAGACTGAAATCGCATAAGGGGAGCGGCGAAACTCGCCAGTAGGGCCACCGATTGTGCCTCGCAA